AAATTAAAGAATTTTTAGATAAGTTCCCATTTCTCAGTTTATGTAGATACGGAACAAACGAGTACATTGGAATAGTACAGAATGTCGGTAATAATATAGCCTCAATTTATGTTTATAATAAATTAAAAGAAAAAGATGAAAAAAGACTTTTCTTAGATCTAGGTGAAGAATGGTGGTGGGAATCGAATAGAACAATTCCTATTAATATTATATTAGGTAATCGATGGGCACCATTTAAACCTATTTTATCTACATTTACTATTAAAGACTTTGAAATATTATACGGACCTACTATTTCATTACAAGATGTAATGCAAAAAAGGGTTAAACGTCGGCAGATTCAGTTAATTCGCAAAGCGAATTAAGTTGAATAATTATTGCATATGCATAACTTATAGCATGAGACTTTTTAAAATAATATGAATTATCTTTTGGTTTTAGCCATACTTGCTTTTGTATTGATTGCCACGATTCTCCCAGCAATGGTCTCTTTGCTGGTCTTATAATAGCAAGTACCATAGCAAGTTGATCTATAGATCTAGGTTGCATCTTAGCAACTATATCGTAATGGTCGTGTATATGGAATAACTGTTGTACTATTTCTTTATGCAATAACAAATCCCAATCTGGTTCTCTTTCTAATAATTCATTTAAATGTGCTTCATTTTTAACATGCTCGTAAATGTTTACATTAAGTAAATCTATTTTAAAATAACCCAAATCTTCTGCTTCTTTATAATTTATAGTACTTAAATTAGTACTAGGATCATACGGCATATCATGAAAATAAACACCTGTGTTATGCTTTTTTACTGTATCTGTTATGATGCTTGCAGGTATGTGTTTTAATTTAGTTAACACATCTTCTCTATTTTTTAAGTCGATATCAATATCAGTCATATTTTACATGTATTATCTATTATTTCTAATTCATTTAATGATGCAGGATACTTCTTTAATTTATGTTTCCACGTATTAACATTAATGTGATTAACTACTAATTCTAATTCTCGTTCATTTAATCTATCCACCATCCGCTGACCAGCATTAGTACCATAAATAATCCAAGGGCTAATACGTCCGGTGATGATAAAATGAGTTGCCATACTCGCGGATACTTTGTCAAAAAATTCTGTCCAATGTCCGGTATTTTCATTGCTCCATTCCTCTGCTAATATTATTACAGATTCAACTGCTCGTTTGGGATCTTCTTTTAATGAGTATAATTTTATAAATTCTTCTAATACAAAACTCTTTGTCCAATCTTTTATTTTAACACCTTGTTGCATAACAAATTTCATAAACTCTTGTTGTTGATTTTTTGGCAATTTAAGTTCGGTAAGGTACTTTCCGAATGTATAAAATCCGTTGTATTCAGGAGAATTAATAAATTTGTCTAATGGCGGTGTTTCACCATAAACATTGCCAGGCATACATGTTTTATGAAATACACAAAATGCTTCAAAGGATATTCTACTTGGTAGCTCGTCTTTTACGTTAAATCGATGTTTCTGCTGGCACATATGAACGGCAAGGGTACGTTCACGTTTAAATGATTTTCTACAAAATTTACACTTAAAAGATTCGTTCAATTTCTTTATCTGTAAGTCCTTGTTGAGTAGCATAGTCTTTGAGTTCATCAATTGTATTTAATTCTATGAGAGTATCTAGTTCGCTGTCTTTTAAATTAAGAAATGCTTTTGCTAGCCAAGTTTTTATTTTAGGTTTTTCTTTACGTTTACCTGGTTTAACCCAAGGATGGAATTGTTTTTTACCTATACCACATAATGACATAAGCAACCATTGTATTTCTTTATGTTTGGTTAAATCATTAAAATTAACGTTAACTAAATCATTAATCATTTGCAAATAATGATCCCGGAATATAGGGCTATCAACGCTAGAAGCATACCGCATATAAAGCCATGTACTAAACTTCTTCTGTTGTTCATCATCTAAACTATTATAAAACTTTTTATTCCGTTTGTCAATAGCCAAACAAACATCTTTGAGGGGGACACTAGACATTTAAATCCATATTTGATCAATCTTCAATACTTCTGGTACTTTATTTGTTTCTTTTAAAAAGAATGCACATGCTGGTTTTGGTTTATCTTCTAACGGTATTGTTAAAATATGCCCTGGCTTTAATTTCGGAAAAAACCATTTAGTTTCGGAAAATATATTCTCTATTCCTATTGGTAAAAAACTAGGCATAATATCAGTAAGTGGATTTAAACAAAATGCTTTAAAATTTCTATCATTTAATGACATTAATGGCATTACTTCGGCATCGCCAACATCAGGTTCACTAATAACTAGACTCCAATCTAAAGGAATATTAAGTTTATGTGGGCCTATTCGACATACGGCGGCAGGTGCGTTAAATGATTCTAAGAATACCAAAGGCATAAAAATATAATCTGCGTCATTAGGGTCTGTATAATCCAATACCGAATAACGTATATCATCTATTTCCTCAGGTACCGAATCTAACTCATAAGGTATATTATCTAATGTTAATATTTTCATATTGTAACTTTTTCTATTGTAAACGGATATTTTGCTTCCGTATAAAACTTTTTGCGTTTGGTTAAATGTCGTTTGCTAAACTTTGCCGAAGATGTAATATCCCATACTTTTACAAAGTCTTTATCTTGTGCTTTTCGAATACCCCGCCCAATTGATTGAATGACTCGTACAAAGCTCTTTCCTGGTTCGACGAGGACCAAATTGAATATCCTAGGAATATTGATACCAATAGATGCAACCCCATAAGTAGCGACAATGATTTTGTTGTTAGAGTCTTGTACTTCGCTGTATTGTTCTCGTCTATCTGTTGATTTAACTGATCCGGATATAAATACGCTCTCATCGCCCAATCTTTCTTGTAGCATTTGTCCTGACTTAATACGGTCTACTAAAATTAAAGTATTTCCATTTTTTACTATGTCTTTAAATAATCCAGCAAGATAATCTATTCTATCTTCGTTGGTTGTTAAGTAGGTAAGTTCGGATTGATAATTAGGATATGCAACTGTATCCTGTATTTGTATAATATTTATTTCACAGTTTGCTAAAACTTCTTGCTCCTGTAAATCCGATGCACTTAATCTGTTTATTACATTGCCTAATGATACTTTTAAACTAGCATATTGCCAATCTTCTTTTGGTATGGTACCAGTAAGCCCCCAACGTATAGGTATTGTCGCAAAAGGCCCTGTTAATAGTTTACGGAGTACATCTGCTTTAGCCATATGTACTTCATCAACCATCAAACAAACTACGCCTTTTGCAAATGTTTTAAGGCCTATATCAATTTCGCCATCTTTAAATCGTTTATCCATTGAATTAAGACTCTGCCAGGTGCATATTGTATGAGTTTTACCAAATTCCTTTCTATCCCCAAAATATACCCCGACATCGAGTCCCAAATTCTTATAATCATCTTCTGTTTGTGTAACAAGATCTTTATTAGGTACAATAACTATACTACGCCCATATTGCTCTACAGAGTAACTTAAAGTAGCCGTAATTAACGTTTTACCTGCTCCTGTAGCAATCTCCTGTAGGCATTGTGGTTCTGCTAAAAACTGATTTATAACATCAACTTGATAGTCTCTAAGTGTAATATTTTGCCCTTCATGTGTATGCCCTTTAGGCCATGTTAATTTACCATGTATTGTGCTTGTAACCTCATCAAAATTAAATGTTTGATTCTTTCGTTTATCTTTGAGTTTAATATCATATTTTTCATTAAGTATTGGTATAATATCATTTAATAAATTAAGGTAAGTGACTCCTCCCATACTAAAGAAAGAAACACATCCATCCCATCGCCCTAATTTATAAGCAGGTACATGATATGCATGTGGTAAAAAATACTTAAACTTTTTTTCTAATTGCCTTCTTGTGGCTAGGTCAAGGTCCTGTATTTTAACATTTACTTCATCTTTAATTTCTATTATACATTCTGGCATTAGGGTCATAAAAAAAGGAGTTCAAAGAACTCCTTTTTTGTTAAAGTGTTAATAATAATTAATTGCGTTTCATGCAAGTTGATTCTGCCAATCTCATCCAACGCTCTGGCGCCATCTTCTTAAGATCTG